TATTACGGAAAGAAAATTGAACCGTATTGGGCAAAAGATGATATTAATAAAATGGTGAAAGAGGCTAAAGCTAATAAAGAATAAGTATGGCGAATTTAGAAAGTGTAATTCATAGACTTCAACGCGCGCTAAAGAATAGAGTTAATCAGTTAGCTCTTTCTGTTACTTCGGGCGGGGTTGACAATATGGAAACATATAAGTATACAATAGGACAAATTACTGCACTGGAATCAGTGCGCCAGGAACTATCTAACCTGCTAGAAGATAAGGAGCAAAATGACGGAACAATTGTCGACATCAAACGTGGAAAAACGGATCCACTTACCAAATAAGAAATTAGTCGGTTTAAAAACAATCAAAGAATCTACAAAATTACCTCAACCTACGGGTTGGAGAATATTAGTACTCCCTTTTAGAATAGACGAGAAAACAAAAGGCGGAGTTCTATTGGGCCAAGAAGCAGTGGACAGGCAACAAGTTGCCTCCCAATGTGGAAACGTTCTGGCGATGGGATCACAATGTTATGGTGATAAAGAACGTTATCCTACTGGTCCGTGGTGCAAGGTGGGAGATTGGGTGGTTTTTGCCCGATACGCCGGCTCCAGAATCGAAATTGAAGGCGGGGAAGTTCGACTGCTAAACGAAGATGAAGTTTTGGCAACGGTCAAGGATCCAACGGATATCTTGCATAAATATTAATCATAGGAGGAACTATGCCAGAGGAAAATAAGATAAAGAAAGAAGATCCAAAGGTGGATATAGATACATCCGGCCCAGAGGTCGATGTAACTTTACCCGAGGAAAAAATAGAAAAAGAAATAGTCACGGAACAGGAACCAGCAAAAGAAGAACCAGTAAAAGAAGAATCAATAAAAGAAGAACCAGTAAAAGAAGAACCCGTAGAAGATCAAGACACTAAACTTGAAGAATATAGCAAGGGGGTTCAATCACGGATCTCCAAACTGACTCGTAAAATGCGCGAAGCGCAAAGACGCGAAGGTGCTGCTACAGAATATGCTCAAGCTTTAGAGTATCAACGACAACAGGATCAGTCTCAATTTAAAAAGTTAGATACTGATTACATGAAACGATTAGAGACCAATGTCAAAACCGGCATGGAATCTGCGCAAAAAGAATTGGCAGGCGCGATTGAAGCAGGTGATGCTAAAGCTCAAGTCGAAGCCAACAAGAGAATTGCTACGCTTGCATTTGAAAATGCAAAAGTGGAGCAAATGAAAGAGAGCAAACCTGCACCTACTCAACCTACTCAACCTACTCAACTTTCTGATGGAGGTTATTTACCAAGACAAACACCTCAACAACTTCCAGAGCCAGATGAACAAGCAGAAGAGTGGGCGTCCAAAAATAAATGGTTTGGTACCAACCGAGCCATGACGTTCACTGCTTTTGAACACCATAAAGATTTGGTTGAAAAAGAAGGAATGGATCCTAAATCAGATACATATTATGAGGAAATAGACAAGAGAATAAGAGTTGACTTTCCACAGAAGTTTGATAAAGGTGAAGATAAGCAAACGTCCAAACCCGTTCAGTCGGTCACTTCTGCTAAACGAAGTGTAAAACCAGGACGCCAAACTGTGAGACTCACTTCTTCACAGGTAGCAATTGCTAAAAAATTAGGAGTGCCACTCGAAGAGTACGCAAAACAATTAAAAATCACGAAGGAGGGTAGCGTATGATAAAAGACGATAAGAAAACTTCCCGTGCGAGTCAAACACGGTCAAAAACTGAAAGACCAAAAGTGTGGACTCCACCATCAAGTTTAGATGCTCCGCCTGCGCCTAAAGGATTTAGGCATAGATGGATAAGAGCAGAGAGTATTGGTTTTCAAGATACCAAAAATATCTCGGCTCGATTGAGAGAGGGTTATGAATTAGTGAGAGCTGATCAATATCCTGACTCAGAATATCCTGTCGTTGATAGCGGCAAATATGCAGGTGTCATCGGAGTTGGTGGCCTTTTGCTGGCAAGGATACCAGAAGAGCTCGCGAAGCAAAGAACTGACTATTTCCAAGAATTGGCTAAAGGTCAGGACGAAGCCGTAGAACACGATCTCATGAAGGAACAGCATAAGAGTATGCCTATTGATGTTAGTAGGCAATCTCGTGTAACCTTCGGTGGTACAAAGAAAAGTTAATTTTCAATATCATCGATTTAATTTAACCGTTTACAGGTAAAACTGTAAACATAAGGAGTAAACTATGGCTAATAGAAATGCAGCTGGTTTTGGTTTGATTCCTCAGGGTAGAATTGGCGGAACGCCAGCTACTCAAGGACAAAGCAAATACTATATAGATGCTGCGTATGATGCTGATATGTTTCAAGGGACTGCAGTGCAGTCCAAAGTGGGATATGTCAAAACTGCGCAAGCCGGTATTACCGTGTTGACTTTAGGTGTGTTAAATGGCATTTTTTATAATGCTTCTACCACATTGAAACCAACGTGGGTAAACTGGTACAATCAGCCGATTACTCCAGCCAACAGTGAAGATTTAACGGCGTTCGTAATAGATGACCCAACACAACTTTATGTTGTGTCTACAAGCGGCACAATTGCACAAGCAGGATATGGTAAAACATATGGCCTGACTGTAACTGCTGCAGGTAGTGAAATAAATGGACAATCTAGTTCAACGTTAACAACCGGAACTGTAAGTGATACCGCAAATCAGTGGAGATTGCTAAGAAGTGCTGAGGATCCTGAAAACGATTCAAACGCTGCGTATAGAAGCGTTATTGTTTGTCAGAACCTTTGTCAGTTTTTACAAAACACTGGTACTGCTGGTATTACTTGGCAATAATAGGAGCATATAGAAATGGCAATATCAAGAGCACAGCTAGTTAAAGAACTAGAACCAGGCCTAAATGCACTATTTGGGCTGGAATATAAACGGTACGATAATGAGTCAGCTGAGATCTACGTAACTGAGTCTAGTGACAGAGCTTTCGAAGAGGAAGTAATGTTATCAGGATTCGCGAACGCGGATGTCAAAGCAGAAGGGTCAGGAATTGCGTATGACGACGCGCAAGAAACTTACACTGCTCGTTACACCATGGAAACAATTGCGTTAGCATTTGCAATAACAGAAGAAGCTATCGAAGATAATCTCTACGATAGAATCGCTTCTAGATATACAAAAGCTTTAGCAAGATCCATGTCAAACGCTAAAGAAGTTAAAGGTGCAGCACCTTTGAACAATGGACTACCTTCGGTAGCTACGTTCAAATCAGGTGACGCTAAATCTCTGTTCTCAACTAATCACCCAACGGTGAGTGGAACAGTGGTTAAAAACACTTTAACAACTCAAGCGGACTTAAACGAAACATCGTTAGAACAGGCATTATTAGATATTAATGCTTTCACTGACGAGCGTGGTTTAAGAGTAGCGGCTAGAGGAGTGAAGATGATCATTCCTTCTGCTAACCAATTCAACGCTGAAAGATTGTTAAAATCTCAAGGCAGAGTTGGAACAGCTGATAATGATATTAATGCTGTCGTGTCAATGGGAATGGTTCCTCAAGGATATAGAGTGAACCACTTCTTAACTGACTCTGATAGTTGGTATCTCATTACAGATGTACCTAACGGTATGAAACATTTCCAAAGAACCCCATTGTCAACAGCAATGGAAGGAGATTTTGATACTGGCAACGTTAGATATAAAGCTAGAGAAAGATACGTTTTTGGCGTATCCGACTTTAGAGGTATCTTTGGCGTTGAAGGTGCGTAAGAAATAATTAAATGGGGCGGCCTTAAAATCGCCCCATTTTACATATAAAGTAAGAATATAAGGTGAGAATATGAAAAAATTTAGAGTTCAAATTAAAGCTTATGATTATGCTTCTGATTTTCAAATATCAGCAGAAGATAATAGAGAAGCTATTGAGAAAGCAATACTTGACAAACTGGGACAAAAAGATGTAAAATGGGAAAAAGATGGATTTGGTGATTCATCGCGGAGAAAATGGATAACCTATGAGGAGGTTATAAATGACTCAAGACCTATACACTATGAAACGGTCCTTGGAACTCGAGTGGCAACAGGAACACCTGAGGGAGGGCAGATATAATTTGAATATGGGATATATCGACAAAAAAATTCAGGAAGTTGTTAAAGAGATAATTGCCGAAGAGTTTAAAGAAGCAACTCGTCTTCAACAAATTAACGACGCCAAGCCCGAAGTTTCGATAGCCACTTAAGCGCTATCAAAAATCAACTTTTTACCTAAGGATATCTTGCACTCTTTTTAAAAAGAGGCTATAGCTTTATTACTATACAATTATTAATTTGATGTAGACGAGTATAGTCGACGGCCTAAAGACTGCATCATATAAATTAGGAGGATATAATCATGGCAAACACTTCGTTTAATGGTCCGGTACGATCCGAAAAAGGATTTCAACAGATCAATAAAGCTGCTAGTACAGGAGTTATAACTAAAAGGTTTCTAGGAACGAAACCAGATTTAACTAGTTTAACTGCAACAGTAGTGGCAACAGCGGGAACAATAACTTACGGCGCTAATGTAATCACGGTCAATAACTACACAGGAGCTGCTGCACAAGCGGTAACTTTACCGGCAGCAACAGTAGGAGTTTATGTAGTTCATGCTCAATCAGATGATTCAACTGGTGGAGTACTTACTTTGACTTTTACATGTGCAGGAGATGATGTTTATAGAACTGGTTCAAAAGTGGAAAGTAGAGCCACTGGAGCAGTTCAAACTATAGATACATCGATAGCAGATGAAACGGTATTAACGTACACACCTGCGAATGCAGCAACCAATAGTTTAACTCATGGTTGTTATCTGTATTTTACTTGTTTTGAAAAAGGCATTTGGAACTTTGCTTTTGACTTATCAACAAGCAATACTGCAGATACAGGCGCAGCTGCTTGGAGTTAATAGATAAATAATATTTGTGAGCTCCTTCGGGAGCTCACAAGATTAGGAAAATAAATGCAAACAGATGTAAGACAAACGATTGCAGTAGCTGCAACAGCACAACTTCAAAAGTATGTTGGTACAAGTGCAACTAATATTACTAAAGCCAGAATTAATTCAGTTAGTGCACAGGCTAGTGCTGCTGATGCTAGTGTAAAAATTTATAATACAGTTGGTGCGACAACAGCCAGCAAATTAGTATGCGAACTTAAATTTGGGGCTGCTGCTAATGAGTGGACTCATTTTTATGTCCCACATCAAGGTATCTACTGTGATACTGGAATGTATGCAGTAATGTCTAATTGTGATTTTTTGACAGTTACTGGATCATTTACATAAGAAGGAGGTAGCAGGTGGCTAATACTACTTCTGGCACTTATACATTCGATAAGACGTTCGCGATCGATGATGTTATCATGGAATCGTATGAACGTATTGGACTTGTTGGTACAGCAGGAAATCAATTAAGATCTGCTCGAAGATCTTTAAATCTTTTATTTTCAGAATGGGGAAACAGAGGCATCCATTATTGGGCTATAGGAAGTACTAATATTGATTTAATTGAAGGCTCAGCCACTTCTGCAGATGCTACCGCAGAAGGATCTGGAACTTATACTTTTTATAGAAGTTCAGGGGACGTTCCTGGTGGAGGGGAACCACCGCAAGCTACAACCACTCCCACTACTAATATTTACGGTATCACTGATATTCTTAATTGTACTTATAGAACCAATTATAATCTAACAGCTCAATCTGATCTTGGTCTTACTAAGGTTAGCCGGGATACGTACAGTGCTTTAGCCAATAAACTATCAAAAAGTACTCCTACTTCATTTTGGGTAGAACGTTTTATTGGTAAAACTACTTTAACTATTTATCCTATTCCTAATTCAACAGCTGCAAGTAATTATTTACATATTTATTATGTTAAAAGAATTGAGGATGTAGATGCAACTTATACTGATTCAGTAGATGCACCTTATAGATTTTTAACCCCTATGGTTTCTGGACTTACATTTTATTTGTCGCAGAAGTATGCACCACAAAGAACACAAGAATTAAAATTATTATACGAAGACGAATTTGCTAGAGCATTGGCTGAAGATGGGTCAGCGTCTAGTACTTATATAACCCCTAAAGCTTATTATCCGAATATATAACTATGGCTAAATTTTCATCAGGTAAAAGATCATTAGCAATTTCAGACAGATCTGGAGTAGCTTTTCCATATAGAGAAATGGTTCAGGAATGGACAGGTGCATGGGTACATAATTCTGAATTTACACCTAAAGAAGCTCAACTTGAACCGAAACCAGTACCTTCTGATCCACAAGGATTACAACATGCAAGACCGGCAAGAACAGCTCCGGCTGTTACACAACTATTGCCTGATAACCCTTTTAATACTTACGGTGCAGGGTCTTCTTATATAAATGTTTATGCACCTAATCATGACCTGACCGATTCTAATACTTACCGATTTAGAGGCATGCCTACAGTAGCAGGCGCTTATGCTGATCCTAAAACTTTTGATGGAATTACCGGAGCTAAAATTGCTTTAGCAGCTGGCTATACTATTCGAACAGGTAAATGGGTTAGTGGAGCTAGGGATACAGACTATACTACTGATTGGTTTTATTTTGTAGTAAATACTGATACAGCTACAGTAGGAGGAGTTGAAGGAGGAGAGTTTCCAGTGTCCGTTGGACCGGTAACCATATCAGCATAATGGCAGGATTTACTTACGCAACATTAACTACAGCGATTGGAAATTATACTGAAGTAGGAACTAGTGTTCTTACCGCTACTATTACTAATCAATTCATTGAAAATTCTGAATGGAGAATTTTAAGGGATGTCCCTATCGATGCCTACCGAAAAGTATCGGAAGGAAATTTTGTTACTGATGACAATACAATCAATGTCCCAGCTAAAACTTTATTTGTAAGGGGGATTGAAGTATTTGATTCTACCAGTGTTTCTACGGGAAAAGGAGAATGGCTTTTAAAACGGGATCAGACTTTTCTTTCAGAGTACGTTGATAGACTAACAGGAGAAGAAGCACAGGATGTTACAGGTAAACCTAAATATTATGCTATGTTTGGAGGGGCTACTGCTGTATCCTCTACGACTTCAGGAGGTATTTACGTAGCCCCTTCACCAGATACAACCTATATGTATCGAATTTATATTAATTTAATGCCGACAGCTCTAAGCTCAAGCAACACTACTTCCTATATTAGTCAATATTTTGGAAATGGCCTT